GCATTTCCGAAAAATTGGCGAGGCCGAAGGCTATAGTCCCGAGCAGATGGAGGAATACAAAGGGTATATAGACCTGATCGCTGCAATGCACAAGACGTGGGCGTTACACTAAAACATCCTAACCATGAAAAGCGAAAAAGCAAGGGAATTTATCGACGGGTGCATAAACAACCTTACAGTTGATATGCCTGACCACGTTGAAAGGCGGTTGAGATTGGCAATGACCCACACAGCCGAGCTTGCCGAGCAGGAAGCCGAGGAGCGGATGCGGGCGAAAGCGATTGAGGCGTATTGCCAAGATTGCGGTTGTAGGGTAGAAAATGAATGTGGGATAGATTCGGATAGTTGTATAGCATTCCGAACTTTCATCCAAAAACTGAGCGAGAAATGAAAACGACTGAGGAAAGAGCAAAAGAATACGCGCATCAATACCGACGAGATGTACATGACTTAAAAGGTGAACGAGCCGATGCGGCCTTTGCGGCATATTGTCAGGGTGCCGAGGATAAGCATAAAGAGCTTACCCGCTGGCACGACCCGAAAGAGGAATTGCCGGATGGCAATCGAGATGTTTTAATTAAAACAACGTTATGCACAAAATACCGCATAGCCTTCTACAAGGCAAATGAGACGCGGAATTATCATTGGCACGAGAACAATGGAGCTATTGACGATGATATGGTTATCGGCTGGCGGGAAATTCACGAATAAGACAGAGCTATGAAAACAGAGAAAACAGCGGCCGAAAGGCGCGAGGAATTGGCGACCCTCTTGTTTTGCCAAAGTTATCTATACTATCACGATATGCTGTCCTCGGCCGAATCTAAGAGGGTATGTAAAAGGATATCGGCCTTTCAGGATAAGCACCGAATCGCTATCACGCGGGAGCAGATCGACAGTGTGGAAATTAAATACCAAGATGAACTATGAAAGGATACAGAATCAAAGTAGTGGCGCAGATAACCATTAACGTCACCAAAGAGGAGTTCGACGAGGACGATTCCGTAGGAATAGGATTCAACAAATTTAATGCGGTAATGTATGCGAAAGGATGCCTTGTCGAACGGATACGGAATAACCCCAATGTGGGGAGTGTGAAGGTTGAGGAATTCGAATACGATGACGAGCCATGACAAAAGCATCATTTAACACAATAGGCGGACTGTTGATCGCCTTTGTTGCGGGAAACTTAGCGCAACACGACTACTCGGTGGCGGATTGGTGGAGGTTTGCGCTGCACGTTATTTTTACTGTTGCGGGAATTTGGATGTTCAGCAACGGATATAGCAATTTGCCGAAAAAATAAAACAATGACACCAAAGGAGCTATACGACTGGGCGGTCGAGAGCGGCTGCGAGAATTACGACATAAAAAATACGTGCGTTCATTGATGGCTGGGGTGACATTGCTTCCGATATTGAGGAGCTTGGAATTGTCAAAAAAGAACGACCTAAAATGATTATAATTGACATAAATAACCAATGAAACGAGAACTCACACTGGCCAACATTGCGGGGTACCTGCCGCATGGGTTGAAAGTTATATACAAGAATGCGAGGCATTACGGTGTGTTTGATATTGAGATAGGCAAGCGTCGTACGTCGGACGGCCTTTGTTATTATCTGGAGGAAAACGAATTGCCCGTCCTCCGGCCGATGTCCGACCTGTGCGAGGAGATCACCGAGCAGGGCTATAACGAGGGAAAGCCGTTTGTGCCAATTGTGACTATGGCAAAAGTCGCCTACAAGGGTGTAGGAGATTGGGGGCATCCCATATATTCAGGAGAAGTTTATCAGTGTTCTTGTAACGGCATTTTCTATGGATTCGATCTGGCCGATGGCTCCTTTGTAGTCTGCGATCAGACTGGGTTTCCTGTGTTTTCCCCTAAGCAACGTGATCTTTTCGACCTTCTCCACCGCCTGCATTTCGACCACCGCGGTCTGATCGACGCCGGGCTGGCCGTAAGCGTTCACGATTTACCCACAAACCCGTATGAGTGATGAAAACCAACAGACCGATAAACGACTGTTATTGCTATAACTGCCGGAAATACGAGCAGTGCCGGGACGAAGGAATGTTTGACGAGGGACGGGACATCATTGACTTCTGCGTGGACTATGAGGATGTGAGCTATCCCGATGATGACAACGACGAAAATGATTGAGCCATGAAAACCAAACTACTGCGCCGACTGAGGCGGGAGGGGCGTTGTCAGATAAATATCTATTCAGTTCGTAAGGATATGGATGGGACGGTTGTTGGCATGAGCTATGGGTATAGTTCGGATGAATATGCGCATCTATGGCATTTTGCAATGTCCCCCGATGATCTTAAAGAAGAGGCTGCGAGGATATACATGAATCTCCGCGTTGCGGAGCTAAAACGGAAGAGAAAATGAAGAATGAAATTATAGCGTGGGCGTTGCTTTCAATCCTCGGAATCGTCACTGTCTGGCTTATGTATCGCGCCGTGGAAATACACGAACGGCTCAGAAAATCAATCGAGGAACTCAAAAAAGAAATAGAATCGCATGAAAACAGGCGTCGAGACCATTGCCGATAAGCTAGATGATATATGTGTAAGGGAGGGGACAGATTTGAAAATACCCTTGAGCATAAGTATTCTTAGATGGGCTTACGAACACCTTAATGACGGCAAATACGGTCATGCCATCCGGTGTTTATCCGAGGCTGGCGCCCTTATCGCCGCCGAGATCGACAGAATCAATAAATTCTCCACAAAATGAAACTTACACGCGAAGAGCTGAGACTGAATTACAACGCGGCTTGCAACGCCTATCTGGCCGCTTTCTGCGAAAAGCACGGCTACGATTATGAGCCGGCTGCGTGGACAGGTAACGACCCCGGAGGAATTGCAGAGGTCGGCGATCTATTCGTGAGCATGGCCGATATGCTGACGGACATCGACCGAGACGCTCCGAAGGAGGAATACATCAAGTACTACGACTACTGTATGCGTGTCGGAGGGATTTGTGACGGCAAACTGAACACCCCGAATTACGACAGCTGGCTGCGGGGATGCCCGCGGATGGACGAGGAGCAAATAGCTCGGCTGGAGGAATTGCAACGGGATGTGCGTAGTGCAGAGATGAATTTGAAGGTCGAGATCGACAGAATTAACAACCTCAAACAAGAATAGTTATGCGAGAGAGTAAATTCAGAGGCAAGCGTATAGATAACGACAAGTGGGTTTATGGAGACCTGATTCATTGCTACGGCGCAGACGCAGGCCGGATATTTATCAAGACCTTTACAGGATTATATGAAGTTGATCCCACTACCGTCGGCGAGTATATTGGGCTGAAAGACAATAACGGCACGGATGTTTGGGAGGGAGATATAGTAGAATGGGAAAATCTCATGAAAATCAATAGGCGTAGCGTAATTGCCTATCGAGATCGGATGTTCTGTTTTGTAGATGCGAACAATGAACCTGAGGAAATTTGGTGTTGTTCATTTACGAAAATAGGTAATATCCACGACACCCCGGAATTACTTAAAACTGAATAACCATGCAGAAGATAATGTTTAACGACCGCTATGGACTGACGGATGCGGTCATTGACTATATAAAAAACAATACGCGCCGCATCGAGGGAGGTGAACAATTTCAACGGGCTGCGACCTCGGCCGAAGACTTCACCTATGAGGAAGCCACTGGCTGTATCGTAATGTGCTGTCAAGGAATTGAAATTTTTCGCCATAAATGCCGCTACAAGGTCGGCGAGGTCGTGGCCGTGGCGCAAAGTTATTACCATGCGTTTTCGCCAAGATGTGACATTCCTGTATATGGCGCGGATAGAACACCTGGCTGGCGAAACAAACTGTTTGTGCGAGCCGATTTGATGCCGCACCAAATCTGCATCACCGGAATCAAAAGTGAGCGGTTGCAGAGCATTTCGCACGATGACGCCATGAGGGAGGGAATTTATATGGATGGAGGTGACGATTCATACATGCCTCACTATTTCTATGACTACCCGAATAATCCATCAGAAGGGTTCGATACCCCTCGTGAAGCCTTCGCCGCGCTTGTCGACAAGGTGTACGGCCGTGGAACATGGGATCGGAACCCGTGGGTGGTGGTTTACGAATTTGAATTGGTGAAATAGTATGAAATTTACAACCCCATGCTTTGTCCGTGTCGAGGATGCGGAAAAGCGAAAGGAGCTGACCGAATGGCTGAAGGGAATCGGGTATTACGTATGCTCCTGCTGCCTATTTGACGGCTGTAACACCCTGCATTGCAGAGGGATTGATCGGCTTAAAATCGCTTACGAGGTGCACGGGATCTGCGACTACGACGAGGAAACCCGATATTCCATCGACCAGTTCAAGGCTGAAAATGTTGCCAAAGGATACCCTGCCATAGACTGCGGCGAGAATATCGAGCTGTTTAAGGCACTGGCGGCGATGAACGACGAGAACGACCGCGAGCAGTGGTTTATCGCGGAGGAAGCGAAGGCATGGGTAAACCAAGGGCTGTATGCACCCATTGGGAGCTTCGAAAAATGCTTGCTGGAGCATCGGGTCGGTATCCCCGCCCGTAAGGCCACGGTTGAGGAGATTATCGAACATTTCAAAAAGAGGGAGAAATGATACGAGCAAGATTCTATATCAAATTCAAAGATTGCGGTAACGATTATCGGCCAGTTAAATGGCCGATCAAGTATCCGTATTGGTGTACGGGCGAAAGCGTCGACGCTTTCGTTATTGTCGCCTATGCCGAAAATGTCGAGCAAATAAAGGGGCTATGGCCGGAGGCTTATATGATCGAATGCGAGGAAGTGAATGAAATAACCTTCACTACAAGATTCCCAAAACCGAAGTGGTACAATTCGAGTTCGAATTGTTGAAATATCGAGATTCTCGCAAAATCAAGATAAAATGCAGAAAAATGAGAACCTTACAGTATTCGAAGCTGTAGCAGCCGATGCCGTATCATACGCCGATGCCCTCCTTGAAGAGCTGGAGAAAACGGAGAAGAAATTATGAAAAAGCAATATAATGAAAGGCCTACAACCATAATAGTTTGGCTGGTCGTAATACTGGCAATAATAGTTATGATCGCCTTTACCGGAATCAAGCCGGCAATGTAAAGGGCTCCCTGATCCGGAGCCCTTTGCGTTTGTGGCGCTCTCAAGCCCCACCTTTGACACATCACTCCAAAGGTAGCAACTTATTTCGATTAAAGCAAATGGGGAGAAGGGCGGAAGGGCGGCCAACTATCGCCGACTATACGGTATGGACAAATGAACTGAGCCGGGAAGAACTGATGATAATTATACATGGCATATGCAATCATCGGATCAACCAAGCGAAGAGGAAGCTCCAGTTTTTGCGGGCGCAGCGCGACAGGCGCCGAGCCACGCGGGGTAAATACAGGGAACCGAATCCGCCTATTTCGTGGCGGAGGTTTAAAACAAAGGAAAGAGATCATATTGACGGACGGCAACAGGAGTTGCCATTTTAAATAATTAGGTGGATATGGAACAAGATATTTATGAAGAATTAAAGAGTATAAAGCAGTATCTATTGTTGGGAGCTAAAAGCGCCTTAAATATGGATGATGCAGCTTTACTTACCGGGTTGTCAAAATCTCGCTTATATTGTCTCGTCAGTAAAAAACAAGTTCCTCATTATAAAAAAGGCAAATCAACCTACTTTAACAAAAAAGAATTAGAAAACTGGATGCTTCAAATTAGAGTGTCTACGGATGAGGAGGTAGAGCAACAAGCTGCACAATATGTATATAATAAAAATTGAGTATATTTGTTGTGCGAGATTTGTGTAGCAAAGGGGCTGTTTTATGCTTTTTGTTACTCGTTTGTTACCTGATTTCCCAAGATATAACCTAAGTGTTTGATTTACATTGTATATAATATATTATCTACGACAACTTCGGCTCGTAAATCTGCGGTGATCCGCTGAACGCCGCAGGCGCATAAACGGGAAGGGGCGAAGATTCGAAGTGTTTCGAAGGCTTCGCTCCTTTCCGTTTTTCGTTGCCTCAGGGCGGGGGGGGGGAGTGCGGAGCTGCCGGGATTTTTTGTGCTGTATATCGGCCCGTCCGGGAAAGTACAGTATCGGGATAAATTATTATATTTGTATTAATAACCGATTCGACAAACTCTAAAAACCTTAATTCTATCGAAATGAACATTCCTTTGATTTTCTGGATCGTCCCTGCCGCTGCTGTCATTGCTCTGGCCGTAGCCTGGGCATTTTACCGCAGCATGAAGCGCGAGGACGAAGGTACCCCGCGCATGCGCGAGATCGCCGAGCACGTGCGCAAGGGCGCCATGGCCTACCTGCGCCAGCAGTACAAGGTCGTGCTGATCGTATTCATCATCCTGGCGCTGTTCTTCGCCTACCTGGCCTACGGCGCCGGGGTGCAGAACCCCTGGGTGCCCTTCGCCTTCCTGACGGGCGGTTTCTTCTCGGGGCTTGCCGGTTATTTCGGCATGAAGACCGCAACCTATGCTTCGGCGCGTACGGCCAACGCCGCACGCCAGTCGCTCGACCGCGGCCTGAAGGTCGCCTTCCGCAGCGGCGCCGTGATGGGGCTCGTGGTCGTGGGGCTCGGGCTGCTGGACATCTCGTTCTGGTATGTTATCCTCGAACGCTTCGTGGAGGTGTCGGGGCCGCAGAAACTCGTGGTCATCACCACGACGATGCTGACCTTCGGCATGGGCGCCTCGACGCAGGCGCTCTTCGCCCGCGTCGGCGGCGGTATCTATACCAAGGCGGCCGACGTGGGTGCCGACCTGGTGGGTAAGGTCGAGGCGGGGATTCCGGAGGACGACCCGCGCAACCCCGCGACCATCGCCGACAACGTGGGCGACAACGTGGGCGACGTGGCCGGCATGGGCGCCGACCTTTACGAGAGCTACT